CTAGAGAGAGATAAGACTATAGGAGAGAGTAAGAGCAGATAGTATTGGCACAATTGTCCTTATTGGCATAGAATATACGGGTACACCGATTATCAGGATATACCTATGAAAAGACTCACAAGGAAGGAAATAGAAGCAGGCTTAGAAGCTATGCCTATTCAGACCATTCTATTAGGGGCAACAGGGGCAAAGACTACCAAGCTAACCAGTAAACAACGGGCTTTTGCCAAGGAAATAGCGATGGGTGAGACAAAGGCAGGGGCTTACCGCAAGGCTTATAAGAGCAAGGGCAAACCCCAAACGCAGTCTATTGAAGGACAGAAGCTAATGAAGAACCCAGCGATAGCCCTACAAGTGGAAGCGATTACACTGGCTTTGGAAGCGAATCAGTATATTACGCCTGCTTCTTTAAGGGCACTTGCAATCCATAAGATCACTGAGAAGGCTCTCGATCCCGATGTCCCACCTGCCCAACAACTCAAAGCATTGGAACTACTGGGCAAGATCACTGAGGTGGCTCTATTCACGGAACGCAGAGAGATTGTGAAGATCACGAACTCAAAGGAAATGAAGGATAAGTTACTCAACTCTATTCGACTGGCGATATCTAGTCAGGGTGCAACCGATGTTGAGGTGGACGATGCAGACTCTTTACTGGCAGAGATCACTGGCAGCACTAACATGATGGATGATGCAGACAATCATGATGTATTGGATGATGATGTGGTGGATGTGCAAGTGTTAAACGATGAGGTGGTGGCATCGACAAACGGCATTCCTGCCGACCTACCTACCGCCGACCCCCAAAATTCGGCATTAGCCTCGGAGCCAGACTTGCATAGTATTCCACACATTGAATCACCTTCAATAATCCTAAGTGGAACACATGTTCCAGTAACAACTCCTTTAAAATCAAACACTTGGGAGTCAACTAAGGAAAACCCTAATAATAAAATATGGGATTTAGATGGGGGTGGGGGTATAAAAAATGGGGAATAACAACAATATGTTTCACATGAAACACCCCCCGTCAACTTTCCATACAAAAAGAGGGTGGGGGGTATATTTTGGATAATATAAAATTAATGAGAGCAAGAGCTGCAGCCATGGGTTCTATTGGCGTATTGATCCACCATGACCGTGAGGCGTTAATGCAGATACTGGGCTGGGTAAAAGACCGTTTACAAGCAGAAGAAGTAATGGAAGAAAAGGCTTTGTATCAAGCTAATTTGGCAATACAAAAAGCAAAAAATGGGAAGGCATAAGGTAACAACTGTGACTCCAATACAAAAAGAAATCTTTTTGGTGATTGACTCATTCTGGAAAAAGCATGGGTTTGGTCCATCTATAGATGACATCATGTATTTAACTGGTGAAAAGAGTCGGGGCAATGTTAGTCGCAAGATGTGGCGTTTAGTTGCCTTAGGTATGTGCGTGGGGATCAAAGGGGTTCCTAGGTCTATTCGTCCTAAATACATTCGGGCGCATCACATTGAGTAAGCTAGAGGCAATTTTAGAAAGCCTTGGAGAAGGTGAACGTGCCAGCATTATGGAAATGGCACAAGCCTATCAGGATTCTTTAGTCCGTGAAAAAGGGCAAGTATCGTTTATGGAGTTTGTCAAAGTTATGTGGCCTGGATTTATCCACGGGCGGCATCATGCATTGATGGCTAAAAAATTTGAGGAGATAGCCAATGGAAAAACTAAGCGACTTATTATTAATATGCCTCCCCGCCATACTAAGTCTGAGTTTGCATCCTATTTGCTCCCCGCCTGGTATCTTGGTAAGTTTCCTCATAAGAAAATTATCCAGTGTTCTAACACCGCAGAACTCGCCGTTGGATTCGGACGGAAGGTGCGTAACTTAGTAGACGGAGATGTTTATGGAAAGATCTTTCCTAATGTTGCTTTGCGCCATGATAGTAAGGCTGCTGGTAGATGGGCTACTAATGCTAATGGTGATTATTTTGCTATTGGTGTGGGCGGTACCGTTACAGGTAAAGGAGCTGATCTGCTCATTATTGACGACCCTCACTCGGAACAAGAAGCTGCATTAGCTGCCTCTGATCCTTCGGTTTACGACAAGATCTTTGAATGGTATGAATCTGGTCCACGCCAGCGTTTACAGCCAGGTGGATCAATCGTAATAGTAATGACCCGTTGGTCTAAACGAGATCTAACGGGCAGGGTACTTCAGTCCATGGTTGAGAGAGACGGGGATGAATGGGAAATAATTAATCTTCCTGCTATTTTGCGTACAGGAAAACCCTTATGGCCTGAGTTCTGGTCTTTGGATGAATTAGAAAAACTGCGCAATGTACTGCCAATTTCTAAATGGTCAGCACAGTACCAGCAGGATCCTAGCTCAGAAGAAGGCGCTTTAGTCAAACGGGAATGGTGGAAAATCTGGGATAAAGAAAACCCACCTCAATGTGACTTTGTTATCCAATCCTGGGATACCGCTTTTACTAAAAACGAGCGTTCAGACTACTCTGCGTGTACAACGTGGGGTGTGTTCTATATGAACGAAGACCCAAGTGACGCTCATATTATTCTGTTAGATGCCCTTAAAGAACGGCTAGAGTTTCCAGAATTAAAAAAACGGGCTATGGAAATGTACCAAGAATGGGAACCAGATGCGTTTATTGTGGAAGCAAAAGCCTCTGGTGCTCCTCTTATATTTGAGCTAAGATCCATGGGTATACCAGTACAAGAATTTACACCGACCCGTGGTAATGACAAGATCTCCCGTGTAAACTCTGTAGCAGACATGTTTGCATCAGGAAAAGTATGGGCGCCAAGAAAACGGTGGGCAGAAGAAGTCATTGAAGAGATGGCAGCCTTTCCTAATTCAGACCACGATGACTTGGTTGACTCGTCAACACAGGCACTATTACGTTTTAGAAAAGGCGGGTTTATCCGACTTGAAAGTGATGAACCAGAAGAGCAACGGTATTTTAAATCTAGAAGACCAGTAAGTTATTACTAAGGAAATATTATGGCAATTGAAAAATCAATGTACGAATTACCCCAAGGTCTTGAGGCTGCCTCTGCAGCTATGCAACCAATTGAGATTGAGATCGAAGATCCAGAATCCGTCACCATTGGCATGGATGGCTTAGAAATTGAGATTGAGCCAGAAGAAGAAACGGCTGATGATTTTGACGCCAATCTTGCCGAGTACATAGATAAAGGGTATTTAGCTCAGATGTGTAACGACCTTCTAGGCGATGTAGAAGGTGACGTTAGCTCCCGTAAAGAATGGATGCAGACGTACACCGATGGCATTGAGCTATTAGGAATGAAGATTGAAATCAGGTCTGAACCATGGGAAGGCGCTTGTGGTGTATACCATCCCCTATTGTCTGAAGCCCTAGTTAAGTTCCAAGCCGAAACCGTAATGGAGACATTGCCTCCAGCTGGCCCAGTAAAAACAGTTATTGTTGGCAAAGAAACCCCAGAGATTTTGGCTTCTGCTGATCGTGTTCAAAAAGACATGAACTACCAGATTACCGAAAAGATGCCTGAGTACCGTCCAGAGCATGAGCGTATGTGCTGGGGTCTAGGTCTTTCAGGTAACGCCTTTAAGAAGGTGTACTTTGATCCATCATTGAACCGACAAGTAGCTTTGTTTGTTCCAGCAGAAGATCTGATTGTTCCCTATGGCGCATCAGACCTACAAAGCGCAGAGCGTGTTACTCACGTTATGCGTAAGACTGAGAACGAGTTACGCAAACTGCAGGTTGCAGGATTCTACCGAGATGTTGATTTAGGTGAACCCTCTGCTGCTTTTGATGAAGTAGAAAAGAAAATTGCTGAAAAAATGGGGTTCCAAGCAACCTCCGATGACCGCTATAAGTTATTAGAAATTCAAGTAAACCTTGATATTGAAGGTTTTGAAGATGAGGATGAGGATGGTGAACCAACTGGCATCGCTCTTCCTTACATTGTTACTGTAGAAAAAGGCAGTCAAACAGTCTTAGCAATCCGTAGAAACTGGAGACCTGAAGATGAAACTAAACAAAAACGCAATCATTTCGTACATTACGGCTACGTGCCTGGCTTTGGCTTTTACTGTTTTGGTCTCATTCATCTTGTTGGCGCCTTTGCAAAGTCTGGAACGTCTATTATTCGGCAGCTTGTCGATGCTGGAACACTTAGCAACTTGCCAGGTGGCTTTAAAGCCCGTGGACTGCGAATCAAAGGTGATGACACCCCGATCAGCCCTGGAGAATTTAGAGACGTTGATGTCCCAAGCGGGGTTCTCAAAGACAACATTCTGCCATTACCATATAAGGAACCCTCACAAGTCCTCTATAGCTTGCTTGGCACAATTGTAGAAGAAGGGCGTAGATTTGCCTCGGCATCAGATATGAAGATTGCCGATATGTCAGCAAATACCCCAGTCGGTACTACTCTGGCTATCTTAGAGCGTACTCTTAAAGTAATGTCTGCGGTTCAGGCTCGTGTTCACTATTCAATGAAACAAGAGTTAAAGCTCTTAAAAGACATTATTCGTGATTACACGCCTGACCAGTACAACTACACACCTGACGTTGGCACTCGGTTTGCTAAACAAGAAGACTACGATAACGTAGATGTAATCCCAGTCTCAGATCCTAATGCAGCCACAATGAGCCAAAAAGTGGTTCAGTATCAAGCCGTTCTGCAACTGGCTCAACAAGCTCCGCAGCTGTATGACATGGGGCAACTACATCGCCAGATGTTAGATGTATTAGGTATTAAGAACGCTAAGAAGCTGGTTAAGATTGAAGATGACCAGATGCCAGAAGATCCTGTAACGGAAAACATGAACATAATGAACATGAAACCCGTCAAGGCTTTCCTATATCAAGACCATCAGGCGCACATACAAGTGCATATGAACGCCATGCAAGATCCTAAAATATCTCAATTAATTGGTCAAAACCCACAAGCTCAAGCTATTGCTGCAGCTGCAATAGCGCATATTCAACAGCACTTAGCCTTTGAATATCGCAAGCAAATGGAAGAGATTATGGGTGTTCCATTGCCTACTGGCGAAGAGGAAAACGAAGAAGGTATGCCAAAAGATATGGAAGTTCAAATATCTAGAATGGCAGCCCAAGCCTCTGATGCGTTGTTAAATCGCAACAAAACTGAAATTGCGGCGCAACAAGCACAACAAGCACAGCAAGATCCAGTTATTCAAATGCAAGCCAAAGAACTTCAGCTTAAAGAGCAGGAAGAACAACGGAAGATGCAAAAAGATCAAGCTGATGCAGCTGCCAAAGCAGCCCAGCAACAGATTGAAAAAGAAAGAATTGCTTCACAAGAGCGTATAGCCCAAGCTAGTCTGATGTCCAAACAGCAGAAAGACAAGCAAGAGCTAGAACTCAAGGCAATGCAAGCAGTAGCCAGTGTTAATAAACCTCAAACAGGGAAAAAATAGTGGATCAAAATTTAGATTACCTCTTAAGAGAATACAAAGAACGCATAGACATGCTCCAAAAAGCGGTTTCTGCGGGAAATTGCATCAATTTTGAGGAATATAAGTACGCATGTGGACAAATCAGGGGTCTTGAGTCTGCGTGTTTAACCATTACAGACCTCAACCATAGAATGGAGAACTCGGATGAGTGATACAACGATACTGATTGGCTCAAATCCCAATCAGCCACAAGTTGTAGGCGCAGTAAACTTTAGTGCAACAAACGAAGAAAAGGCAAAAGCCCTTCCTGAGCCTTCTGGATACCGTATTTTGGTAGCTATTCCAGAGCAAGAGAAGGAATATGAAAGCGGAATCATCAAAGCTGATTCTGTTATGTACACGGAAGAGCTGCTTTCTACCGTATTTTTTGTAGTCAAAATGGG